GTTTATCGGTCTTTATCCTGCAGGCATCGTCTACGCTGATCGCAAGATTGAGGAGCATGGCGATTATCGGAGGGTGGGCTTTCTGCCTTACGATACACTTGTGTTCCAGCCTCATAAGGTGACAGATGAAGGCTTACTGGCTGAAGCTATGCAGCACGCGACCACCATCCAAGCTAGAAGAGGCGAGAAGTTTCAGATTTCCACTGTTGGCCAATACGTCATTCTTGGAGAATAGCCGGCGGGGAAGAGATCATAGTTCAGCATCACAAACCACCTTTCGGCCGGCGGATAGCCGGATCATACAATGCTCGCCCACATTAACGGCTTTCCCACGGTTGTAGCAGCAGGAGCTGATTGGATTGTAATTAAGGCGCGATTTAACAGGTTCGACCTTGACTATCCATGGCAGGTTGATGTACTTCTTCCTGCCGTACCATTCCATGGATTGCATGAGCTGCATTCTTGGTCCGTGCCTGATATTTTCAACAATCCCAGATATGACCTGTCGCGGGCTATATACATCCTAGACTAGCGCCGCTAACCCAGTCTCAGGCTGAGACGGCCATGAGATCAGTGAGACAGTCTCGCCAATCTCGCAACCGTCTCAAGCTGAGACTGATCAGGTGAGCTTATGGCTTTTTTTGTCTTTTTGCCTGTCTCACATAAGACTCGTGAGAACCGAACATTTTGCCCTGTGTGTGAAAGCCTTTTGGCGCAAGGAGGGTGAGGTGATATTCCATTTAGAGGCTCCTTACGAACATTGACAGTTTCCGTGTAGAAGCGTTCCGGCGCAGTGAGATTCGGTGAGACTGGGAAAAAAGTAGCAAGGGGCCTAGAAAGAAAAAAACAAAAACGGTATCAGCACTCCACCGAAAAAAAAAACACATAGAGTTGGTTTCTCTCTTAAGGCATTCTCCTTACTGCCGGTCCCTAGAGGCTTTTACATGGGTAACGTCAATGTTTGTAGGCGCATGAGCATATCAGCTCAGCCTATACCCCATCCTCCTTCCTGCCGGCAGATAAAAGCGCGAGCGAAGAAGGCGCCGTTAATGTATTGTGCGAGCAGATAGAGCCAGCAGCATGGATTCCGCGCTTGACGTAAATGCAATTCCTATCCACTGCCGGCCAGATAGTGAGCGCTTATTGCGCACACATAATGCTTGGCAGGCATCATGGGATCAAAGCGATAAACCAGAGGAGCCTGGCATAGATACGCTCATTCAGCAAGCGTATGCGTACTATTCAAGCGGATATTCGCCCATTCAAGTTAACTGGCTCCTGCGGGCCAAGCATCCACGCCTTAAGCCCGCCCTGATCTCGCGTGCTCAGCGCCGCGCAGAGGCGGCTCTATGCGCCGCCGAGAGTGCCCCGCCGGAGCTGAGGCGGGCCATGGTGGCAGCCGCCCGTCAGAAGGCCATTCAAGGCTCCCTGCGGGCCGGTCAGTTCGCCGCTGCGGCAAAGCTGCTGGAGCGTGCCGGAGAGGTGGCTGGGGAGCTGCGAGAGGCGTCCGGCCTGGCAGAGGAAGACTTGATCCTGACCGTCTCGATCGAGCAGCCAGCTTCCCTCCCTGCCGGTGAGTCTCAGCCGGTCTCGGCTGCGACTGGCGCCAATCTCACGGTTGAGACAGGTGAGACTCAAGCCGAGTCTTATTGAGAACCCTTGCAGCGCAGTGAGTCTCAACCGAGACTGGCATTCATGCGACTAATTGTGAAGCATTCATACGCAAGCGTGCCATTCATGCGCTATTGTATGGGGGCATTCATTCAAGAGGCATTCATGGCATTCCAATTCACCGCGCAAGTAACCGGCGAAACTGACGACGACATCATTTTCGCATTAGAGAGAATAGTTATGCAAATTCAAGATGGATATACTTCGGGATTCAATAGTCAATTCGTGTCAAACATTCACGGCGAATGCAGCAAAGTTCGTCATTTTAAAATGATGTGGAATATGGTCGAGAAGCCCACTGTTAATAAGTGTTAAGCGCTCATGCGCGAGCGTGCCATGGGTGCGCTACTATTCAGGAGTCAACCACGCACCACCAGATCATGCCTACCGCAACTGCAACCCGCTACCCTTTCACCGCTGTAGAATGGGCCAGCCTTAAAAGGCTAGCTAAAACCATCCATCGGTGGAATGAGGATGAATGCAACGGCGCTATTCAGTGGCATGGCGACAATGAGGAAACGCCTAAGCGTTATTTTCAGGATCGCTGCGGCTGCTTTACTGTAGTCGGCCCAACTATTCAGGATAAAGAGAAGCAGAGTTTAGAATCTGCTCGCAAGATTGCAGCTAAGCATGGCCTATCAATCTACCATCAAGCCGACCCCAGAGGCTGTTCTTTGTATGTTTACAGCGTGCATGATCTCAAGGGCCGCAAGATTGACGAGTGCTATAGCGTGATGGCACGGGCTGTTATTTAACATTCATTCATTCCCCCGTTGCATTCATTCATCATGGAACCTGACTACGACGAAATGGCCATGGAAGCTCACCTATTCCCTTGGCTGGATTCTGACTGCATGGCCGATGATTGCCAAGATGATGATTGTTTTGAGGATGAAGATGATGAAGATTAAATAGTTCATTCATTCATTCATTCATTCATTCAAGGAGGCATTCATGGCATCATTCCCTAACATCGACAAAAGCTGCAAGCATGGAGAATATATAGGCTGGTCAGCGAGTAATGACGGAGTATGGTTCATAAAAAGAGCTAATCCTAAGGGCTCAAAATATAGATGGCTTGTGCAAAAAAGAAACGATAAAGATTGTTTTTATGCAAGAACACTAGCAGATGCAAGCGAAAAATTGTCGAATCTTGACAATGCTGTCACTGTTAATAACTGTTAAGCTCCCACGCGCAAGCGTGCCATTCATGCCCTATAGTATGGGAGTAAACCACGCCACCACACACCATGGCACGCTGTGACTACCTTTCAGAAGTGTTCCCCGATTTCAAGGCAGAGCGGCGCCCATTCTGCGGCCACCCTAACGCGGGTCGCGATTCTATGGGATACGGTAGAAAGATTCCCACCGATTACGCGATCCGTTTAGGTTCGCGTTGGTATCGCGTTTACGTTTGCCACATTAGTAACGCTGGCACGGCATATATAAATGCTAAAGATCATCCTTTCCTTGTCGTTCTTGACGGTGATCTCAGCGCTGTCAGGGATTGTTAATAAGTGTTAAGCATTTAATCCCCTAGCGTGCCATTCCGTGCTAGGGTTAACCTGTATCCCACCACATCATCACCATGGCACAAGTCTACTCTGGCATTGATTACTCCCACGGTTTGGCCAATAAAGATATTGAGACTGGGATAGCATACGGCGTAATATACGCTAACAGTCTGCCATCGTGGTTCTGGGAGACTGTGGAGTCTGAAGCTGAAGATGTAGATTACCGAGATGCGATTAGCGCAATTAAAGATGAAGTCGAAGGTGCGCTAAAGGCTACCCTGTCGGATTATTCTGTGACGGCAGACTATGAAGAATTAGCGCAGACTGTTTTAGACTCTATTGACATAGAGTACGAAAATACGGGGGATTTTGTTAGATATAGGTACGACAAGAACGGTTTAACCTTTGATACTACTTCAGACGGTAGCATCTTTGTAATTAAATCACCTTACTATGCGCTGTGTTCATATTGTTCCCCTTGTGCGCCGGGAGCAGGTTGTTTGGAGTCTGAAGGTAGCGTCAAGACATATTGCTTACCCACAGACTGGTTTAACGATTCCGAAGGCAATGCGGCACCGTACATAGCACACGAAGTAACCTAACCACCTTACGAACTGTAACGGGTCGGATCGCAAGCGTAGCATCCGACCCTATTATTAGAGAGCAAACCACCGCATCGCCTCCCATGGCCTACCGTCAAGCGCTCCTGGACAACAACGGCCACCTAGGTCAATCGTTCCAACTGCTAACAGAGTCTCAGCTTTCTAAGCTAGCGCAATGGAGCATCATAAAAGAGCGCGACGTGCTTTCTTTATTGCGCCAAGCCGCCTTCATGGCAGAAGATGATGGCAGTGGCAGGACTGTAACGCTGACAGGTACACTGCCATTGAGTGGCCTTTATGGTGCCATGCTCGCCGATGGCAGCACGCACACCTAACCTATCAGGCTGCAATCCTCCTCCTATTCTTTATATCGACCGGGGGAGGGTTGCGGTTCTGGTGTACCGGGGCGGGGGTGTCCATACCTCCTCCATCCAATTCTCTAATCCTCCCAAAATAATACCAATTCTCTAATCCTCCCAAAATATACCCACAGTTCACCTCTAAGCAGAACTACTGCTTGTTTTTCATTCCCCCCAAAATATACCCACACACAAAAATGCGCCAGCATAAAGCCAGCGCACAATAAAAAAGGGGGGGCAGGGGTTCAATCTTCAGTATTAGCCGCCAGCCTATCACGCTGACGCCAAACAAGATCGCTTAATTCGTCCATCCATTCTTCTGGGATGGCCTTATCGACTCGCACATAGCGAATCATTGCTTGAAGAATGCTCGCGGTTCGCTGCTTATCAACTTCATGCCGAGGCTTGAGATCAACTGAAGGCTTTTCGGACTCTTTCTCTTTCACCATGCCTTGTGTAGCCTGGCGCAAAGCATCAGCATCAATCTCAGCCTGACGGCGTGCCTGGCGTGCCACAGCATCGGCCGCTTGCTTGCTAGCGCGTTGCATTACTGCGCAGTCTAGCCTATGGTCTTCAACTTTGGCAGCAGGGTAAAGCGTCTCGCGGCCATCTTCCCTCCCCCACGGGCAGGGCACAGTAGCGCCGCCGTCTTCTTTAGTGGCATTCTCAAGCGCTTTAACCGTGGCAGGGTCAGTTATCTTGGCTTTTGAAAGGAGCATGGTGGGCCATTGGCTGGAACACACCAATCATAGCACGCCTATTGCAGGGTAAGCGCTTTGCGGGAAACAAGCCGCGTAATGCCGCTTGGGTCAATGACGACGACGCGACCGCCAGAAGGCAGCAGCTTGTATGAATACGGCAGCTTCCAACCAGGCTGGCCATCATGCCGGACCATCGTGTAATCGCGTGGGCGTTCCATGGGGTCAGTGTTGCTCCTGCCTTTCTGCTGCGTCTTTGCGCAGTGAGTCCAGCGCATCGTCTGGCATAAATAGCCGAGCCGTTTCATCGCAGCCGATCGCTGCGTGAGCTTCGTGATAACCGTTCAGTGAGGAACGGGAGCAGCCGAATGCCCCTCCCTCGGGAAAGGTCATCTCAATAGACGGAATCCGTTCGCTCCATTTCTGCTCCAGCAGCCAATCGCACACCCCAGGCGAAGGCAAATAGGGATCACGCTTGTATCTCGACATGATGATGGCTGCAATGGCTCCCATATCATAGCTCATCCCTGCCGGCAAGAGCATGGTAGGATGAAGCCGTAACAATCAACGCATCATGGGCACCCTTGCTGATTGGCAAATTTACGACCGCTGCATGGCTGGCATGGTCGTTCCATTTGATCCCGAGCTGCTGAACCCAGCATCGCTTGATCTGCGGTTAGGCAGCAACATCATGATCGAATCAGCCGAAAGTCCGGCAATGGTGCCGTACTCGATCGCTGGATATACGAGCGAAAACCCCTACCTGATAGTGCCAAAACAGTTTTTCCTGGCCGAAGCCGAGCCGCTGTTTAATATGCCCGAAGACTTAGAAGGGCAATTTATCCTTAAATCTTCCCGTGCAAGGGAGGGGTTTCAACACCTGATGGCCGGATTCGGAGATCCCGGCTGGGGCGGATCTAAGCTCACGCTAGAGCTGATAAATGTGCGCCAGCTTCATAAGATCGGCATTTGGCCGGGGCTTAAGATTGGCCAGATGAAGTTTTCACGGATGGATGCGACACCTCGCCGGTCGTATGCCGTCACCGGCAGGTACAATGGTGATGCAACCGTTACCGCATCGAAGGGATAGAGCCATGGCAAGCCTTGAGGAAACACTGAAGGATCGCGGCAGTCGCTACGGCAGGTTCGTAGATCACGCTGCGATCACGCAGGAGCTGAAAGCAACGATCCAGCGCCATCTTGGCTCTCCGCAGTCCCTGGAAGCAGACCAGCAGGAAGCGCTGGATATGATCTGCCATAAAATTGGGCGGATCGTATGCGGCGACCCGAATTACGCCGATAGCTGGCATGACATTGCCGGCTACGCCAAGCTAGTTGAAGATCGGCTCAATGGCGTAACGCGTTAATGGGTGGCCGAAACAATAGAATCGAGTGCGTCAACACTGATTGCCGCTCATTTGATGTAACTGTAGTCGAAACGCGCTACATGGTGTGCGGCAGCCGCGTAAGGAGGCGGCGTTGTGAATGCTGCGGAGAAAGGTGGCATACGATACAACCACCTGAGCAGCAGATCGAAACCTGGCGGCTTTCCTGGCCGAGGCGAGGACCAGTTGCTTTCCTGCCGCCGGCAGAATCGACGGAAAACGAGGAAGTATAGAGAATCAGTAGATCCTGTGACTCGTGATTGTACCCGATTCGCCTTTTGCTAAGTTAAACTTGCCCAAGCACAAATAGCCGAACGCATCAAACGCATGGTCAACGCCGAGCTTTTTGTTTGGCATCCTTGTACCTTCGGCGTAACCAAGCGTTCGGAATGACTTAATTAGCTCCCGGCAGCGTGGATGGATCCTGGTATGCACTTCTCCGTCAGCAGTGCGCAATGCTGCATTGACGGCGCGAATCTTGTCGGCAGTATTATATGGCGCTTCTGGCGCATAAACGGTAAGGCCAGCTTTGCGCAGAATTTGATGATCACTGACACCGATACCCGAAGTCTGCTTACGCTTGCCGGTTGGATCTGGGCATGTAATAATCCGGCGGCGAGTGTCAGCATCTTCATCCTCCCAGCAGTCACCGCCATATTCCCTGGTGAGCACTTCCGCGAGATCCCATGTAGTGGCTGCTTTTAGGCTGAGTTCATTAAAAATGCGCAATTCTACGGCTCTGCCGTTTACCTTGACAATGTTAGCGAGAATTGCAGTTAGCGGGTCGTTGTTAAAGTCTATGCCAACATAAAGCGGCAGTCTTTCGTCGTCTTCGATAGTGGAGTCAATGTTATCCATCGAAAAGCAGGACACCACAAGTCCCGTATTGGACAGAATCTTGGCTTCATATTCGCGTTCAAATACTTCTGGTGCAAGCGTTTTACGCGCTCTTTCGATTTCATCAAGCGGAATGTTGCCACCTTGGACGGAGGTATATTCGTAAAGCGACCATTGCTGCGGATCCAAGCGCTCCAGGCCAGGATCAGCAAGCTCTGCATTTTTCAGTAGCAGAATAAGCTCATAGAACCAACCCGCCGTACCTTCGGGTGATGGTGTGGTCGTAAATAGCGCCCATCCGTTGCGGTCAGATAACGCAGGGCTTATGACTGAGTTCCAGGTGTATTCTTCCTGAAACGCGCATTCGTCCATATTGACACCGGACAATGCAGGACCGCGCAATGCGTCAGGATCCTCTGAACCCTTAAGATAGATAACCGAGCCATTGATCAAGTCAATCCTAAGATTAGACTCGTTCTTCTTTCGTATCCAGCGTTCTGGAATAATGCTTTTGTAGGTATCC